ATCAGGGATCAGGAAAAGGCCTGGTACCTCGAGGCAGTACGCACAGCATACTACATCCAGGAGGAGGATGATGCGTTCTGGGCTGCCTTGGCTGCGCATGGCAGCGCGGTCACCAACTAGGGGTGCCTCGTGCGTATGGAGGCTAGAACGACGAAAGCGAAGCAGTATCACGATGGTTCGTCATTCCGGGGAATAGCCATAAATACTCATGTGGATGCAAAGGCCGCAAAGCCCAGGCATGTAATTTTAGCGCCATACATGTCTGGTCGTATTGACTACGGAGCGCATAATAATGATTTGGCCAACATGATCCGGGCACTGAATGAGAGAGTTTTTAACGTTCAGGGTAAATCAGGGTTGGAGCCCACCCCGCAGCCAGTTAGCGGGGAGTGGAGGAAAATGGCGGAGGCTGGAGCTAGGCTGTCAGACAGAGTACGTGAGTTTGGAAGGTGTCAACATCTGACCTGCAACGAGTTTATCGAGCAGTGTCCCGCGAACAAGCGTCGATTGTATGCATCGGCAGCAGAGCAATACCAACGTCAGGGCTGGGTGAAACGCGATACGCGGATCAAGGTTTTTGTGAAGTTTGAGAAATTAAATTTTACCAAGAAAGGAGATCCTGCGCCCCGGGCTATACAGCCGCGATCACCCGTGTATAATTTAGCATTAGGTAGGTTCACCAGGCGAGTTGAAGCAGATGTGTATACTGCTTTAGCCGAGGAGTGGGGTGAGGATGGTGGGAAAGTGGTAATGAAGGGTCTAACAGTGGAGGAAGTCGCAGCAGAGATGCGCAAGAAGTGGAATAGGTTCAGCAGCCCAGCAGCTGTTGGACTTGACGCCAGTCGATTCGATCAGCACGTGAGTGTTGACGCGTTGAAGTGGGAACACAGCATTTACAATCGCATATTTGATTATCACCCAGAATTAGTGAAGTTGCTGAAAGTACAGCTAGCTAATGAGGGGTATGCTTTTGTGGATGGCCATAAGCTTACATACAAAGTGGATGGCACCCGGGCGAGTGGGGACATGAACACCTCGCTCGGGAACTGTATCATCATGTGCACCTTGGTACGCGAGTATTTGAGGAGCATTGGCGTGCAGGCAGAGTTAGCTAATAACGGTGACGACTGTCTGATTTTCATGGAGAAGAGTGACCTGTACAAGTTAGAGGGTCTATCTGAGTGGTTTCTGCGCTATGGGTTTGAGATGGAGGTTGAGGAGCCAGTGTTTGAGTTCGAGGAGTGTGTGTTCTGCCAGATGCAGCCGGTTTTAGTAAACGCTGCCAAGGACGCATGGGTGATGTGCAGGCAGCCATCCGCGGCATTCGCCAAGGATGCGCTGAGCCTATCAGTGAGCACGGAGCTAGGATTCAGACAGTGGTCGTACCAGGTTGGGGTTGGAGGTCATGCGTTGTATGGGGACATGCCCATCTTTTGTGAACTTTACAAGGTTTACAAGGATCAGGGTGTTGACAGCAATGCTAACAACTCGGCAATCCTGGCAGACTCGGGATTCTTAAGACTCAGCAAGACGCCAAGAGTCAGGGGCGACTTTGTTGGACAGATAAGCGATGACACGCGGGTGTCATTCTTCAAAGCTTTTGGGTACCCACCGTCCATGCAGATTGCGATGGAACATGAAATCAAGGGAATGAGCTACAATAACGTCTACAACTTAACAGAGAACATTGCGTTGAGTTGTGGGTTGACAACCATCGATTAGGCTTCGTGGCTGTTAGGACACCTGGTGTCCTGCCGGTCACGAGCTCGATAAGATGCATAGGTCGTGGAATCCTATCACATCAGTCGTCAATTAGCGTGTGGGTTATACCTTGGTTTATGGGATGAGAATCGTAACATGGACCACTCGAGGGTGTTTTCGTAGAGAGAGAACACATAGAGAGATTATAGTAACAAATGCCTCAACGTAAAGGAGGCAAGAAAGGTAAAGGAAGCAACAATGGAAACGGGGGGAACAAGGGAAGGAAGAATGGAGGTGGAAGGGCCACGAGAGGCCTACGCGGTATCACGCAGTCCGTCGCTCTTAGCGTTAACAACGCTTTTGGGGACACTGCCAAGCCGCAGACCATCGTCAACGGACTTGATGCGTTTGATCCAAGTCACGTTCCTCTCCCTCGTGCTGTGGGTGATTATACCGTTATCAGAACAACTGAAGTCTTCAGTTCCGGTAGTCAATTCAACCTACTCGGTCCCGTTAGGAATGGGCCACTAACCACAGGGGGGCCAGAAGCTTGGAGTAACACGTGTGCCTTGCAGGCTAATAGCAGCTCTGGTGGAGCGTTTGCTGTTGGTGCGGCAAATGGCACACTTAGGAAGGTATTCACTGCAATGAACACGCCAGCGTGGGCGGAAGCGAGGTGCACACCTGCAGCTTACACGGTGAAGTTGATGAACCCTGAAGCGCTGCAAACCACGTCTGGTATTGTATATATTGGGCGTGCTAAGCAGATGCTGAATCCGGGTGGTTCAACACGTACTTGGGATGAGCTAGCAAATGAGCTCGTTTCGTACTCATCTCCGGAGTTGTGTGCAGCTGGACGCTTGGCACTGCGTGGTGTCAAGGTCGACGCGGTGCCATATGACATGAACGCTATGGCGGAGTTTAGGAACCTACGTCAGGATACTGCTACAGCTTTCACATGGTCTAGTGATTCGCTACAGTTTGATGGTTTTGCACCGATTTTTGTGTACAACCCGAACAATGTGGATCTGCAGTTCATGGTTTGCTGTGAGTGGCGTGTTCGGTTTGATCCGAGCAATCCTGCTTATGCTTCGCACACTTACCATCGCCCCTCCACTCCGGGGTATTGGGACAGGGTGCAACGCGTGGGGTCATCGCTAGGCAACGGAGTTATGGATTTAGCTGAAAAATCTGCGCCACAATTGATGATGGGCATGGCGCAGAAAGCGATTCAAAATTACGGAAAGTCATTGGGCACTGCCATGCTGATGTAGGAGTGTTTATAAGCGATGAGAGCAAGAGGTACCCAACATTAGGGTGAAGGCTCTTCAAAGCAACAAATGCATTATGCGAAATACAAAATTCATAATCAGCTCTTCCGGGCGAGCAGCACAGTTTAGCCAACTGCCTGCTTGTTAATAGAAGGGCCTGAGGACAAGGAAACGGGGCGTGGGTTAAAGCTTTAGGTAAGCTGGCCACGTAGGGATTCCATCCCTGCCGACTGAGAGGCATGAAAATATCTCACCCATACCGGACCGAAGGAGGGACTATTAGCATTGTGGTGCTGCCGAGCCCTGGTTATGAAGCCAAACAACAAAAACTACTAACAAACATACACATACATATGCTTATCCAAAGCATTCCGTTATGCAGCGGACGCGTTTAAGAGACGTCAAGGTTACCACGGATTTAAGCGGGGGGGGGGTCAATCCCCTCCGTGTAGGTAATTGAGTAGCTTCGCAAGAAGTGATATAGCATCAAGCTAGAATTAGTCAACAGC